ACCTCGGGCGCAACATCAAGCCGCACGACGTGGCCGTGATGATGACCCTGCTGAAGCTGGCCCGCGCCAAGTCTAACCCAGCCAACGCTGACAACTGGGTCGATGGCTGCGGCTATCTGGCGTGCGGCGGGGAGATTGCTGACAAGGAGAAAGACATGCAGGCCAAGATGCTGGTCGGCTTGAGGGGCGAGGCTCTTTGAGGTTTGAAAGGAGCAAAGCAGAATGGCATTGCCTGCGTGTTGCGGCACGCGGGCAAGAGCCAACACATGCCGAAAAGGTAGCGACAATCATCGGCGTGCAGGAACTTAAAGGTTATATGCTGCAACTGCACAAAGAAAGCCGTCTTGACGATGGTGCCAAGACGGCAATTCAAAGGCGGCTTTCCGAACTAGAAGCTTTTTATGGGCGCAAGCTAGGCTAGATCACTGGCCGCCAGCCAAGCCTCAAAAGCCTGCCAAGCCGCGTCACAGCCCATCGCAACACAGGCAAACGCCCCAGCTTTGGCCGATGCTGCAAGATATTCCTTCTGCCCATCTTGCCAGCGCCCTTGCGTTGGGTCGCGGCGCTTCAATTCGCATACAAAAGCCACCCGCGCCGGGATGATGATGTCCGAAGCACCCGGCGTCATGCCTTCGGCCTTGTGCTTCGACACAGCGCCAAACTGGCCTCCGATCCGCAGTCCTTCATTGCGCGGATGTAGCGCCAAGATCCCCCATGTGTCGGGATGCGCGCGCCGCAGCCGACCGAAGAACGTGATCTGTTCTTGCTCCTCGGTAGGGCATTTGCCGCGAAACTCCAGATCACCAAATGTCAGCACGCCATCCTGCGCGATGTCCTGAAAATCACTGAGCCGCATGTTGTTCTCCCTCGCTAAATGGATCCCACTCGATTTCCGCAACGCTTGGCGCTTCCGGCTCTATGTCCTCCGGGCGGTTATAGGCGCGGATGTCAAAAAACCCGCTTTCAACGTCTTTGCGATATGTCACGGTCCTTGGCGCAACAGTTCCGCCTTGCGTGGCTCCGTCAAAGGCGTTCCACTGAGACTGCCCTCTAATGTGCTTGGCCTCCGGCATCACCCAAGTCGTAAATTGCCTGTGAGGTGTCACCCATTCAACGCGCAATGTGCGATTGCCGTTTCTGCTTATGTTGGGTGACGCCGACATGCTGACAACGCGGTCAGTCTGCCAGCGCGTTGGATCGCGTTTCAGTGCCTTGAAATCGGCCTTTAGCTTCTCATTGGGATCGACAATCTCGCACTTGCAAAACGCACAGTATCGCGCGGCAATGTCGTTCTCCATGCTGCAATTCGGACACTCTTTAAACGTCCAGCGATAGCCGCAGCGTTCATACTCACCGCGCTTGCCAGCTTGCACCACCCCCATGCAACGCCGACCGAAATGCACAGGGATTGGACCAAAGTCGGACATGATCTGCCGACCATCCAGATCGAGCGCATAGCCCGCCTCATCATACGGATAGTCAAAATACTGCGGATTGACGCTGACCATATTTTCATATGAGCAAGACGGGCAGATGCAGGTCATCCCACCTTCACCGCCACCAGCCTTGCCAGCCTTGACCACCGGCGCAAACAGATCACCATCCGGGCAATGGTCCTCAAGGTTGGTAGTGTAGTCCAAAACCAAGCAATCCGTCTTGCCTTCGTGCAGGCGCAACCCGCGCCCGATGATCTGCTGCAAAAGGCCGATGCTTTCGGTCTTGCGAAGGATGGCAATCAGATCGACGTGGCTTGCATCGAAGCCCGTGGTCAACACCGACACGTTCACCAGATATTTGATCTGCTGTGCCTTGAACCGCTTCAGGATGCTGTCGCGCTGGGCTTTAGGGGTTTGCCCTGTGACGATCTCGGAAAGCTCTGGCGGCAGGCTGGCCATGATTTCTTGCGCGTGCTTCACGGTGGCAGCAAAGAACATCACGCCTTTTCGGTTGGCCGCCTGAGCCACCACGTCGCCCACAATCGCCGCTGTCTTGCGCCCTTGGCCGTGATAGGCCCGGTCCACTGCGTCAGCATCAAACTGGCCACGGCTGTTCAACGCAAGACCGCTGGTGTCGTATCCACTGGCATTGATGGCCCCGATTACCGGCGGTGTCAGGTAGCCCATGCCGATCAGTGCGCGTGCATCTATTTTGTAGACGCACTTCGCAAAGTAGGGGGAAAATGCCTTATCTTCTCCGTTAATTTGCCCGCTTTCATGCTCTTGAAATATCCATCCTGACCCTAAACGGTAAGGCGTGGCCGTCAACCCGCACACGCGCAGGTTAGGATTGCCTTCGCGCATTGCTGTGATGATGTCCCGCACCGTTGGCGTGATGCCGTGCGCCTCGTCCAGAATGACCAGTGCATATCCGCTTGGCCCCTGCATTTGAAAACGGCTGATCTTGTTCTTAACGGTCAGCGGAGAGCCAAACACCACCGGATGCCGCAGTTCCTTTGCACCGGCACTGGCAGAGAACGTGCTGGCCCGGTTCCCCGTGGCCAAAAACTTCTCGCGGTTCTGCATCACCAACTCGGCACTGGGGGCAAGGCACAACACGCGCTTGCCAGTCATGGCGTGGATTACGCGGGCGATCTCGGCGATGATGTGTGACTTTCCCGCGCCTGTGGCCGCGTCGATGATGAACGGTGCCGCGCTGCGTTTCATCCATTCCAACGCCGCATCTGCCGCGTCCTGCTGATATGGGCGGAGTGTCATTTGACCACCCAATAGCTTGAAGGCTTGCCGCGATACGGCTCAAGATCGGCATTCGGGATCAGAGCCTTGACAGCCTTGGCATAGGCAATCGCGCCGGCCTTTTCGATCTTGGTCAGCTTGCGCCCGGCAAAGATCGTGTCCTTCTGACCAGAAATGCGAACCATATCAGCAAGCAATTCCTTCTTGCGTTCCTCTGCGCGGTCGATGGCCTCACAGATTTGGTCGTATTCAGCCGCGATCCGATGCGCCTCTGGCGTGTCGATGATCAGGCGCTTTGGCTCCAAGTGGATCGCAGGTTCTTCCCGCTCGGCCAAATACTCCGCATAAAACTGGCGCAGCTTGGGCAGGTTTTCGTCCTGCCATGCCGTGTTGACCTTGACGCCTTCCAATGCAGAGCCTCGCGGCGACCACTGGTAAAAATCCCACCAAGGCCGATCCGTGACCCACATAGAAAACTGGATTTGATCGTAATAGTGCGGCTGATCTGCCAGCGACTTAAACGCAGGCACTTCATCTTTCCGCAGGCCAAACGGGCATTTGATTTCCAACCCGTAATTGTCGCTGACCAACCCATCAGGGCTGCATCCCGCCCAATCCTCGCGCGTAATAAAGCCGACAGCCTCAACGGCGTTGCCCGTTTCCATGATGTATTCAGCCAGCGCCCCAGCCTCATTGCGCGTGCCGTATTCGGTGGCGATGTTGCCTTCAAACTCTGGCTCTGCCCCGACCCATTCCCGCACCATGCGGCGCATCACGTCGTCACGCGTGGCATAGGGTGCATGGCCCAAGATCGCCCCCACAGACGATGCTGTAATGCGGCCCTTGCGCGCTGCGTGCCATTCTTCTGTTCGCTGTTCCATTTCCGACTCCTATGTGTTTTGATGGTGTTGCCAGCGCCGCGCCTCTGAATGCTCAGGGTAATCGGCTCCTCCCACCTTCGTGGCGCTGGCAACCTTGCTCCCGCTTAGATCAGCCAAGCCGGGGCAAATGGGATGTCATCATCGACCAAGCCCGGCTTGGCATAGCCGCCACCGCTTGCGCCAAAATCATCGCGTGACCCAGATGCAGCAGGGGCGCCCCCGGTCGGAAGCGGCTTGGCCTCAGCAACATGAATATCCTTAGACGCCTTCGAGGCCACCGCAGATACCCAATTGCCGTGCATCATTCCGCCGTTGCGCGTATCTGGCATTGACCAGATCATCATCGTGCAAACCATCGGCTTGTTGGTCAGGCTCAAAAGGTCATCGTTGGTCGGGCGTCCCGGCTTTGCCGTCAGTTTGCCGCCTGCATTGGCGTCGATGGCTGCCAGCATCTTGCGGGCTTTATCGCGCTTTTTCAGGCCAGACGCTTCGTCCTTGGCGCTGGGGTCCATATCCAAGACCCACAGCTTATGGAACACCTTGCGGTTTTTGTATTCCTCGGGCGCAATCACTGTCCAGCGTGCCGAGATAAACTCCTCGCCAGTGGGTTTCATCTCCCACTTGCATTCGTCGATCATGGCCAGCACCGACGATCCAGCCGGGATCGGATCCATGTTGCCCGAAGGCACCTCATATTCGGTGCCAGTGTTTGCGGCTGTCTCGCCGTCGCTCAAATCCCAAAAGCCCATCATTCGGCTCCTTCTTCATTGGTGTTAAATTTTGCCCCGCCAAGCGACGGGATGACTTTGGCCAGCGGGTTTTCCCCGAGGTTGTAACCCAGCGGGTCAGTGATGCCGTAGCGGTTCTTCGAGACGTTGGCCGCCGTGGCATGGCAAACCATTTCCAGATCGCCCGTGCTGATGGCCTTCTTGCGGTCGCCATCCTCACCCTTGGTGTAGGTCACAAGCCGCAGGAACCCGACAACATCCACATCGTCGGTGTAGGGCGGCTGCGATTTAGGCGGCAGGCGCAGTGTCCAGCGCATGTAGTCGTCAACGTCGGGCAGCTTCAGCGTTTCCACATCAGCGTGCGCCACGAAGACAACGTGCATCCCGCGCTTTTCATTCGCCAGCCCAGCACCCTTACGGACGCGCTGGTGCATGGCCGACACCGCAGCCGTGCCAGCGCCATATCCACCAAGGGCTTGGTTGATGCTCTTGGCCTTCGGGTCTTGCGCCAGAACATCTGCCACGAAAAGCCGCTCCAAAGCGGTCACGCTGTCGATTACCAGAGTTTGGTAATCGTGCGGTTCGTGAATCACAGCAGTGATTTGCTCCCAAAGCTGCGATGCGCTTTGCAATAGCGGGAACGCATCAGGGCGCTTGTCTACTGGGATAGCTTGCATCCCATCTTCTGCACGAATGAAAATCGGCTTCGGAAATGCCGCTGCAAGGCTTGTCTTGCCTCGCCCAGCATCTCCGCAAACTGTCACAATGACAGGCCGGTCAACCGGCTTGCGTGCTAACTCCATGATTGACATGGATCGTTCCTTTCATGTTTGGCACCTTGTGCCTCGCCTGACCGGGGCAGGCTCTCAACCCGGTGACTTGACAATAGTCCCAAGTTGGGCATAGTGCAAGCACAAAATGAACCCAAAGGAGGACCATCATGGAAAACATCAAGGCGACACTAAGCAAGGCTGACAAAGATGAGATTGCGTCTGCGGCACAGCGCATTGGGCTTTCGATTGCTGCGTTTGTTCGGCTTGCGGCGTTGAAGCTGGCGCGCGAAAGCAAATGACCCACGATCCTGATTTCCCTGCGCCTGTTCGGCCTGCGCGCCCGGCGCATATCGTTTCGCAGGCGGTTGTCTATCTTGACACGCTGGCCGAGCAAGACCCCGAGGCTGTTGCATGGGCCGCCTATGATTGGCTGAACGTCCGCGCGGCTGGCTTGCCGCTTCTGCCGCTTATTGACGGCACTGCCCGCGATGACGCAAGGTTCTGGGCCGAGACTGCGAACCCATCCGAGCTTGAATGCTATGCGCTTGCCGCCGTTGACAGGCTTGGCGGCATGAGCGGTGGTCATGCGCTGTTTGCATCGCGGCAGATCAAGCGTCTTGTCGGCGCGCTTTGGAGGCGCATGTCGCCCAGTGAACAATCGGCCTTTGTAAAGTGGGCCGCAGATCAAATGGAAGGTAAAAAATGAGTGCCGACGATTTCGCAGACTTTGAGGCTGGCTATAACGGCGCCAAGTTCGGGCAGGCACCTCAAGTCGCGCAAGCCTATTCACAGGACGAGTTTAGCGCCGAAGATTTTGCACCGCCCGCGCCAGAGGCCCCGGAAAGCAACGACCGTTTCCCGCCACCCTTTCCCCTTTACGGCCTAGACCTTCTCACCCCGCCCGGCTTTGTTGGTGATGTGGCCGCGTGGATCGACAGTCAGTGCCGCTATCCTCGCCGTCGCTTGGCCGTGGCATCTGCTATTTCTGCCATTGGCAACATCGGCGGCCTTCGCCACGAAGACCTGCGCGATGGCGTCACAGCCAACATGCTCGCCTTCTGCGTGGCCGCCAGCGCCACCGGGAAAGAAGCGGTGATGCAGGCCCTGACCGATCTGCACATCGCGGCGGGCGTGCATTACGCGCTGCAAGGCGGCATCAAGTCAGAGCAAGAAATCATGCGGAACTTGATCGAACACCAGTCGGCTTATTACATCATCGATGAGATCGGCATTTTTCTCATCAAGGTTCGCAATGCCCAGAAACGCGGCGGTGCGGCGTATCTCGAAAGCGTGTTCGGCGCGATCATGTCGGGCTATTCAAAGGCCAACAGCCGAATGCTTTTGCAGGGTGACACCAAGCGCGACCTTCGCAAGATGTTCGGCGGAATGCTGGCCAAGGCCGAAGATGATGGCCGCGATGATCTAATCGCCCGCGCTCAGCGTATGCTAAAGATGGTGGACGAAGGCCTTGATCGCCCGTTCCTCTCCGTGGTCGGCTTCACAACGCCCGGCACCTTCGATCAGATCATGGACGGCGAGACGGCAACGCAAGGCTTTGTGGGCCGCGCCATCATCGTGGCTGAGACCGACAACAATCCAGAAGAAAGAGAGAACTTCCGCAAGCGCCCGATGCCAGAAAACCTTGCTATGAGGCTGGCCCAGATTTTCCACGGCGGTAACTTTGACGTGATGAACAGCGGCGGGCGGGTGGAATATTCCGGCGACCGCGAACCCGTCAAGACTGACGATGATGCCAGCGAAATGCTCCGTAAGGTGTCCAAGTGGCTGCACGCCTATGCCGAGGAGATGGGCGAGAACACCGGCGAGGCATCCGTCGCTATGATCCGCCGCGCCTATGAATTGGTCGCAAAGATCAGCTTCATTCTGGCCATCCCAACAGCCCAGAGAACCGCCGAGCATGTGCGCTGGGCCTTCGCCTATGTGCGCGCTGAACTGGACGCCAAGATCAAGCTGGTTTTCGCCAACGACAACTCCAAGGACCGCCCAGAAGAAGCAATCGCCGCTCGCGTCATCAACTACATCGACCCCGACAAGGGCGCATCGACCAAGGTTCTGGCAAACCGCATGAGAATGAAGCCCGAGGCGCTTGAGCCGATCCTGAACAAAATGGTGAGCGCAGGCATGATCCGCCGCGAGGCTGGTAAGAAAGCTTGGAAGGGGAAAATCCCAGATGTTTGGGTGGTGGCGTGATAGGGCGCGCTTTCGGGCGCGCCATCCAACATGTTTACGCAATGATACACGTTGTTTTATCGGTGTTTTATCACGTAAGCTTTTGATTTTATTGATTTATCCATGTTTACACGGATTTGGCCGTAAGAGGCATATAAGTGGGAAATATTGACCAGCCATATTGGGTATAGGGATTGAAGTAGGTAGTATAGTATAGTGTGTAAACATTTAATATCTATAGAAAAGCCTTACAGGACAATGGGTTACAAGTTATCGAGGCCGTGTATGTTCATGAGTAATGTGAAAACTTCTTGGGCAGATATTCTCTATTGATTTTTTATTTTTGATAATGCATTATCGTTATGAGAAACAAATGGAGATGAGAATGTTCAAGATCGAAAAGGCTGCACCTGAAGAGGTTGGTGCATTTGAGCGGGTTTCTTGGCCGTTCAAGGATATGTCGGTCGGCGATGTGGTTCGCATTGAAGACCCGGCATTTCAATCAAAAGCGCAAGTGGCTTGCCATGTTCATGGGAGGCAGTCTGGCATGAAGTTCAAAACAAAAACGATTGGCGGCGTTTTGAGCATTTACAGAACATCATGAGCCAGACCATCTACATCACCGGCGAGACAAAGCCGGACGCTTTCGAGGCGGCTCTTGGCGAGGCGCAGAAGGGCGACCGCATCGTCTACCACATCGGCCAGTTCTGTGGCGGCCTGCACCGCTTTGCGGCTGCAAGAGCAGAAACCGAAAAGCGGTGTTTCCTGTTTTGCAAGCGCGAGGGCGTAGGACAGTTTGCATATTTGGCGGTGAAGCGTTAAGATGCGCGACAGACAATCTGCACCGGAGACCGACAGATGAAGCAATTTCCGAACTATAAAACAGTTTCAGTGGCCTCGCTGGTGCCATACGCCCGCAACAGCCGCACACACTCACCGCAGCAAGTGGACAAGATCGCCGCCAGCATCCGCGAATTCGGGTTCCTGAACCCGATCATCGTAGATGGCGAGAACGGCATCATCGCAGGACACGGGCGCGTCATGGCAGCCCAAAAGCTGGGGCTTGCTGATCTGCCCGTCATCGAAGCATCACACCTCACCGAAGCCCAGCGCCGTGCCTATGTCATCGCAGACAACCGCCTTGCGCTGGACGCAGGCTGGGACAACGATTTGCTGAAGATCGAATTGCAGGACTTAGACGCACAGGGGTTTGATCTGTCGCTCACGGGCTTTGAGACTGGCGAAATTGCCAACTTCTTGGCCGAGGAGACAGAGGGTCTCACCGACGAGGACGCGGTGCCAGAGGTGCCTGCGGTGCCTGTCACGGTTGAGGGCGATGTGTGGGTTCTGGGGCGGCATCGGCTGATGTGCGGGGATAGCACAAGCATTGACGCGGTGGATAAGCTAATGGCAGGCCGAAAGGCTGACATGGTGTTTACTGATCCGCCGTATGGGGTGGAGTTCCAAAGCAACATGAGAACCAAGAGCGCCAAGTTTGACGTGCTGAAAAATGACGACACGTTTTTAGACATTGCGCCAATCATCGAGGCGTGTTCGAACGGGTGGGTTTTTGTTTGGACAAGTTGGAAGGTTCAGACCAAGTGGATCGACCAGTTCCAATCTATGGGATATCCGACCAACATTGTCGTCTGGCACAAGCCCGGCGGCGGCATCGGCGACCTGAAGCGCACATTCAGCAGCGATTATGAAATTGCGCTGGTTTGGCATCGTGGCGCGGAACTCTGCGGCAAGAGGATCGGCAGCGTTTGGACCGTGAACAAGGACGGTGCGTCAACCTATGTTCACCCAACGCAGAAGCCTGTGGCATTGGCTGTTGAGGCGCTGGATAAAACGACACGCGCCTCTGCCTCAGTCCTCGATATCTTCGGCGGCTCCGGTTCCACGCTGATCGCCTGCGAAAAGACCGCACGAGACTGCCGCATGATGGAACTTGACCCGAAATACTGCGACGTGATCGTCAAGCGCTGGCAGGATTTCACCGGGCAAGAGGCAACGCTGGAAGCGACGGGCGAGACGTTCAACGCGCTGGCAAGTAAGAGGATCGCAGCATGAGCCGCAACCCGCACGAACCGTCAAAGGAAAGCCGCCAGCTTGTCCAGCTTCATGCCACCATTGGCACGCCTCAAGCAGTCATCTCCGACATCCTTGGCATCGACAACAAAACCCTGACCAAATACTATCGCGAGGAGTTGGATCAAGCCTTGGCCCGCGCCAATGCTTCGGTCGGCGGTGCGCTGTTCAACAAGGCCACCAAAGGCGACACCACCGCCATGATCTTCTGGATGAAAACAAGGGCAGGCTGGCGCGAAAAGCAAGAGGTTGACCTGACATCCTCCGACGGCACCATGACGCCGCAAGTCATTGAACGCGTTATCGTCCAGCCAAAAGACGCTGATGGCTAAGAACCGCCTGCAAATCAGAACGGCAGCGGCCTTTGCGCCGCTCCTAAACCCATCCCGATACAAAGGCGCTTGGGGTGGCCGAGGCTCGGGCAAGTCACGCTTTTTCGCAGGGCTTCTGGCCGAAGAACACCTGATGTTCCCCGGTCATCGCAGCGTCTGCATCCGTGAAGTGCAAAAGTCACTCAAGCAGTCGGCCAAGAAACTGATCGAGGACACGCTGCAATCCTACAACCTCGGCGAGGCCCAAGGCTTCAAGGTCTTCCGCGAGGTGATCGAAACGCCCGGCGATGGCCTTATCATCTTTCAAGGGATGCAGGACCACACCGCAGACAGCGTGAAGTCGCTGGAAGGCTTCGACCGGGCTTGGGTTGAAGAAGCGCAGTCGCTTTCTGACCGATCCCTCTCACTCCTGCGCCCGACAATCCGCGCCGAAAACTCTGAGCTTTGGTTTAGCTGGAACCCATCGCGCCCAACCGATCCTATCGACCAGCTTCTGCGCGGGCCTGTCACGCCGTCTGGCGCTGTCGTTGTCCGGGCCAACTGGTCAGACAATCCGTGGTTCCCGTCCGTCCTAGAGCAAGAGCGCCGAGACTGCTTGGAAAACCAGCCGGAAAGATACGGCCACATCTGGGAAGGCGAATATGCAACCGTCCTTGAGGGCGCGTACTACGCCAAGCATCTAACCGACGCCCAGCTTGAACGCCGGATCGGATTTATCCCGCGCGATCCGCTGATGAAGGTCTACGCCTGCTGGGACATCGGCGGCACGTCGTCAAAGTCCGACGCCACGGCAATCTGGATCGTGCAATTCATCGGCCCCGAGGTGCGCGTGCTGGACTATTACGAAGCCGTCGGCCAGCCCTTCGAGGCGCACGTCAACTGGCTTCGGGCCAATGACTACGAGGAGGCCGTCTGCGTCCTTCCGCACGACGGGCGCAAGCATGATAGCGTCTATGCCGTCACGCCCATGTCCTATCTGCGCGAGGCTGGCTTCGTGGTCGATCTGGTGAAGAACCAAGGTGCCGGTGCTGCATTGCAGCGTATCGATGCAACACGCCGCCTGTTCCCGGCGATCCGCTTCAACGAGGAGACAACGCGCGGTGGGCGCGAGGCTCTGGGCTGGTATCACGAAAAGCGGGATGAGGTGCGCGGGATCGGGCTTGGGCCAGAGCATGACTTCTCCAGCCATGCCGCCGATGCCTTTGGCTTGGTGGCGATCTACAAGGCTGGGATGGCAACTCAGGACGATTGGGGCGCACCATTGCGACGTAATTTGAAAGGCATCGCGTGATGTGCTAGGGTGGCGGCATCCCCGCGCCAGAGGAGGCCATAATGCCACTCAAAAAAGGTTCGTCTGCCAAGACGATTTCTGCTAACATCCGCACGGAAATGAAGACAAAACCGCAAAAGCAAGCGATTGCCATTGCTCTCAGCAAAGCAGGAAAGGCGAAGAAGAAATGAAAAAGCCAGTGAAGTTCACCCCGTGCAAAGGCTGCCCGAACCCCGCCAAGTGCAAGGCTATGGGCAAGTGCATGATGAAGGGCAAGAAGTAATGGCCAAGGGTCTTTACGCCAACATCAACGCAAAGCGTGAGCGTATCAAAGCCGGATCGGGCGAGAAGATGCGCAAGCCCGGAGCCAAAGGCGCACCGACCGCGGCTGCATTCAAGGCTTCGGCCAAGACAGCAAAGAAGGCCAAGTGATGGCCAAAACCCCGGCTTGGCAGCGTGCTGAAGGAAAAAACCCAAAAGGCGGCCTGAACGCCAAAGGGCGGGCATCGGCGAAGGCCGAGGGCATGAACCTCAAGCCGCCCGTCAAGTCGGGCGACAACCCGCGCCGGGCGTCCTTCTTGGCCAGAATGGGCGGCATGCCCGGCCCCGAGCGTGATGCCGATGGAAAACCCACGCGACTTCTGCTATCACTCAACGCATGGGGCGCAAGCAGCAAGGCGGACGCTAAGGCAAAAGCCAAGGCCATTTCGGCCCGCAACGAGGCGAAGAAGAAATGACCATTGCGAATTACAGCCAGCTAAAGACAGCCGTCGCGGACTTCCTGAACCGCGACGATCTCACGTCTGTCGTGCCAACATTCATCGCGCTGGCCGAGGCTGACATGCAGCGCAAGCTGCGTCACTGGCGTATGGAGACCAGATCGACCGCCCAGCTTGACACGCAATTCAGCGCCATCCCCGCCGATTGGGTGGAGACAATCCGCTTCTATCTGACCACCGGCGAAACCTCGCGGCTGGAGCTTATCAGCCAAGCTGAGATGATTGACCGCAAACAGGCAGACGGCAACGTCACGGGCCGCCCGTATTACTACGCCATGACCGGGGCGCAGTTTGAACTGTACCCAGTGCCGGATGGCCTTTACACGGGCGAACTGCTATACTTCGGCAAGATAC